CACAAACAAACTAAGGATAAATAATGGCAACCACAGTAATCACAGGTCGCGATATTTCTCTATCTTTCACAGGTGGAACAGATATCGAAGCCCAAGCAACTTCAGCAGTTCTAACTAAGACAAACCTTCGCGAAACTTTTCAGACACTTGATGGTGAAGCTTACAAAACCACAAATATTGAGGGTACTTTCGCACTTTCAATGCTCGCTGATTGGGGCAAGACAGGTTCAGTATGCGAGGCTCTATGGGCTGCTGCTGAAACAGCACCAGACACAGACATCACAGTAAGCCTTACTGCTGCTACAGGCGCAGTATTCTCATTCCCAATTATGCCTGAATTTCCAACAGCAGGTGGCGCTGGAACTGATGCCCAGACAGTAGACTTTACTTTCAAGGTATCAAAGGGTGCAGTTACAGAAACCTTCAGCTAAACAATAGAAACGGGAGCAAACAATGCAACAGCAAATAACAATTAAATATATTGATGGATCGGAAACCACTTACCTGGTTCGCCCACCTGATTACGCCAAATGGGAAATGACCACTAAAAAGGTTATCTCTCAGTTTGGCGGCATGTGGGACATCCTTTATGTAGCACATTCAGCAATGAAGCGTGATGCAGGCGGCAAGCCAACCAAGACACTCGATGTCTGGATGGAATCGGTCGCGGATGTTGAAGTAGGTGAAGGAAACCCAAAAGTCATACAAGAGGAAGCGTCAGCCGACTCTTAGTAGAACTGGCAATAGCCACTCAGATCCCTATGGATCATTGGCAAAGCGCCGAGGATATTCTTACAGCGATTGAAATACTAGAGGAGCGTAATCGTGGCAAATGAGTTAGTTGCCTTCGATAAGACGGAACTCCGCATGGTCTTTAAAGCCTTAAAGAATATGGGTGAAGAAGCAAACGATGAGGCCAAGCGCCAATCAGGCGCTCTGGCTGAATTCGCCCGGGCTGAAGTTATTCAAACTGCTAGCAGGGGTAATAACACTAAAGTCTCAGGCAGGATTGCTCAGGGTTCTAGGGTTAAGAAGTCAAGCCGCATCGGTGAGATTACTTATGGATTCGCATCACAGAAGTTCTCAGGTGGGGCGACCACTAAAGATATCTGGGGCGGTTCTGAATTCGGTTCCAATAAGTTTAGACAGTTCCCTGTCTGGTCAGGCCGAGAAGGTCGAGGCTCTAAGGGCTGGTTTATTTATCCAACTCTGAGAAAGATTCAACCTCAGATCGTGGCTAAGTGGACAGAATCATTCGATAAGATTTTGAAAAGGTGGGGCTAAATGGCAACAGGTACCAGAGCGTTAACGCTCAAGCTTCTTGCTGATGTCGATAACTTCACTAAGAATCTTGATAAAGCAGATAAAGATGTTGTCTCTTTTGGCGATAAAGTTTCAGACTTTGGAAAGAAGGCAGGACTAGCCTTCGCAGCAGCAGGCGCAGCCGCCGTTGCTTATGCTGGCAAGTTAGCCATCGATGGCGTTAAGTCAGCCATTGAAGATGAAGCCGCTCAAGCCAAGTTAGCAAACACTCTTCGAAATGTTACTAAGGCTACCGATGCCCAGATTAAAAGCACCGAGGAATTTATTCTTCAGACTTCTCTGGCTACTGGCGTTGCGGATGATGAACTTCGCCCATCGCTTGATCGTTTAACTCGAGCGACTAAAGATGTTGATAAAGCGCAGCAGTTACAGACCCTTGCGCTTGATATTGCGGCAGGTAGCGGTAAGTCTCTTTCAGCCGTTACAGAAGCCCTTTCAAAGGCTCAAGAAGGCAACCTAGCAGGCCTTAGCCGCTTAGGTGTTGGAATCAGTAAGGCTGAACTCGCAAGCCTTTCATTCGATCAGATCACGGCTAAACTCGCTGGCACTTTCGAGAACCAGGCATCAAAGCAAGCCGATACATTCCAAGGAAAGTTAAGCCGCCTGCAAGTGGCCTTCGATGAAGGTAAGGAAACCGTTGGCGCTTACATCCTTACAGCGATCACTCCCTTGGTTGAGAAGTTGGTTAAGGATGTTATTCCAGCAATCGCAGACTTCACTAGCAACCTAGGCGAGAAGCTTCGCCCGGTAATTCAATTCTTGACTCCAATTACAGACGGACTTCGATCAGCGTTTAATTCAGTTCGAAATTCTTTAGCCAGCAACAGCGAAGAATTAAAGCCGCTTCTCATTCTCTTCAAGGGGTTAGCCGATTTTGCTCGAGATGTTTTAGCGCCAATTTTAAGCAAGACTTTAGGTAAAGCGTTTGAAGTAGTTGGCGGAGCCATTGCTGCTCTTATTAGCGGAGTAGCCTCAGTAGTTAACTTCTTCGATGATCTTTACAACAAGATCAAGCGAGTAATTGAGATATCTAAGCAGATAGGTTCTGCTCTAAATCCATTCAATAATGCTTCATTCTCAACTGGAGCAGTATCTCCAGCAGCGCCAGTAACCCCAGCAATGCCTACAGCACCTATTGCGGCTTATCGCTATGTCGGCGGCCAAGGAACTACTAATATCACCGTTAATGGCGCAATCGATAGCGAATCAACCGCTCGCCAAATCGTAAGCATTCTCAATGATTCTTCAGCTAGAGGCACACTCGGAAGCGCGGCATTCTTTTAATGACCGCCTATACACCATCCTATAAGGTAATAATTGATGGCGATGAAGTAACAGATGTAACCATTGCCAATGTAACCGTTACTTCAGGCCGTACCGATATTAACTCTCAACCAGTTGCAGGCTATTGCCAGTTGCAGTTAATGAACCTAGATAACTCAAGTTACAACTTTACAGTAGGCACCGGGCTTGCAGTAGAGGTAACCAATTCGGTTGGTACTTATGTTCCAATCTTCGGCGGTTATGTTTCAGATTTTACTATTGCAGTTAATCGCGCTGGGGATCTTGGATATACAACCCTTGCCACTATTACCGCTCTTGGAGCCTTATCCAAACTACCTAGAATTATTGATAATGGAGTTCTTAGCCAAGACTTTGATGGCGATCAGATTTACAGCCTTCTTTCGGGATATCTTTTAGGCCAATGGAATGAAGTTCCAGCAGCTCAGACTTGGGCAACTTATGACCCCACCGAAACTTGGGCTAATGCCGTCAATATAGGTCTAGGCGAAATCGATCAGCCAGGCGATTACGAAATGATTGCTCGAGGATCTAGCCCAACAGATCTTTATTCACTTTGCGCCGCTATTGCTAATTCGGCTTTTGGCGTTCTCTACGAAGATGCAAATGGCAATATCGGGTATGCAGACCAAACTCACCGCCAAGACTATTTAGCCGCCAATGGCTACACAACTTTGGATGCTAACCATGCTAACGGACTAGGTTTATCATCAACTACTCGAGCAGGCGATTTAAGAAACTACTATGAAATATCCTATGGATCTACTGGCCAGTTTGATTATGTTGCTGAGGATACGCAAAGCCAAAGCCTTTACGGTATCTACGGAGAATCCTTTATTTCTAGAATTAAAAATACTGGGGATGCAGAGGCCTTAGCCGATCGCTATATAGCCCTTCGTGCTAACCCTTATGCCAAGTTTGAAAGCATAACTTTCGTTCTTGGAAATCCTGAGATCGATGATGCCGATCGAGATGCACTTATTAACATCTTCTTGGGTCAGCCAGTATGGATTCAAAACCTACCCGGCAATATCAACAATGGCGAATTTCAAGGCTATATCGAAGGCTGGACATTTCGAGCAAGCCTTAACAACCTGAGCGTTACTTTTAACGCTTCTCCAATAAACTTCTCCCAAGTTGCGGTAAAATGGGAGCAGGTAAATGCAGCAGAGACTTGGAACACTCTAAGTCCAACCCTTACATGGATCAACGCGATAGGAGTCGTAGCCTAATGGCAACAACAACAACCAACTTCGGCTGGGATATCCCCCAATCGACCGATTTAGTAAAGGATGGCGCTACTGCCATTGCTGCACTTGGTCAAGATATTGATACAGCAATGGTCGACCTCAAGGGCGGCACAACTGGTCAGGTATTAGCCAAGGCTTCTGGCACAGATTTAGACTTCTCATGGGTCGCTATTGATCCCCTGGTTATTCTTGATGCTAAGGGCGATTTAATTACAGCAACCGCAGCCGACACTCCAGCGCGTTTAGCAGTTGGCACAAATGGTCAAGTCTTAACTGCTGACTCAACTGCTGCAACGGGATTAAAGTGGGAAACAGCGGCAAGTGGTGGAATGACCTTGCTATCTACAACAACACTATCTAGCACATCGACAACAATTTCTGGCATAAGTGGTTCATATAAAAACTTGCAAATTGCTATTTTTGGAATTAATCACAGTACATCAGGCCAAAATATAACTTTGCAGTTTAACAGCGTTACTTCTGGTTACTTTGGCACTACAACTGACGACAGCAGTACAGCTGCAACAAGAACAAGCAACGCAAGTGCAATCCCAGTCTTATTTGGTAATGGCTATGGCACAGGCGGAGAAAATCTAACAAATATAAACATTCCTTTTTATTCAAAAGCGTCAATCAGAAAGCCAATAGAAATCCAAACCGTTTATAAGACAGATGATGTAACACGAGTTACAGGCGCCACAAATGGAGTTTATGGATCAGCAAATACTAATGCTATTTCTTCCATAACTATTTTAAGTAGTGCAACACCAACAGCGGGCACAGTAGAAATATACGGTATAAACTAAATGACAAACCCAACAAAACAAACTTATGACGAGCAGGGCAACATGATTGAAACTGTCATGACAAACGCTGAATTTGCGAATTGGAAAAAAGCAATGGATGAAGCAGCGCTACTTATCAAATGAAGCCTAAGTTATGCAAAGCCGGGCAACAGTTACGAGAACAATTTGATGATTGTTTCAGCGATCGTGATCGCACCTCGGACGGTTGGATCGGCGATAGTCGGCACTCAGCTCGTAAGTCTGACCATAATCCAGATGGCCAAGGCTGGGTTCGTGCCATTGACGTTGACCGCGATCTATCAGGAAAACCAAAACCAGACATCATGCCCGATGTGGCGGATCAACTTCGTCAGTTGGCAAAGTCTGATAAACGCATCTCTTACATCATCTTCGATGGCAAGATTG